CACTACCCTCACAAATACAAAGAAGTGCCGGGCTTTGGAGCGGTACCGGAGTACCCGTTCAAAGGTTCATCAGCCACAGGCGGATGCGACGGATTCTGGGTCAACAAAGGAATCACGGCGGTCGCCTTTCGGCTCGGTGGTTGCTACTATGGGACGAATGTTGGTATCCGTGCTTTGTTTTTGTCCTACACAGCCACGTTTTCCTACTGGAGCATCGGGGCGTCCGTTCTTCTGCTGCCACCTGTCGGCGTAGCCGCATAGGGGGACTGGGGGTCTTCCCCCAGAGGAAACTGCATCATTTGAAAAACTGAAAATCGGATTATAACAGGGGGAACGGCTGGCGTCACCTTTGGCGGTCGCCATTCGGCTCGGTAATTGCAACAATGGGACGAATGATGGTATCCGTGCTTTGAATTTGAACAACACAGCCACGAATTCCAACTGGAACATCGGGGCGTCCTTGATTCTATCATTTTGGAAGATTCACCCAAAGCCAGCCGTTCTCCTACACCCCTGGGCGTTGAAACACGCCTCACTCGCCATTATTGGAAGGATAAGTGGAAATCAATCCGATACAGGGCTGGCGGTAAAGCGGTCGCACCTGCCGCCAGTAGGAGATAGAAGAAAAAATATTTCATAGGAGTACGACACGATGGAAAACACGGAGGCAGTCAAGACCGCTCCCGTGGGGCATAAGGAGTACAAATATCTGTATCGACAGATGCTCGACGAGGGCATCGTAAGGAAAGCATACAAAAAGCTCCGCAAGGGCAAGACCAAGCGGAAGGAAATCCAGTACATCGACGCTCACCTCAACGAAGAGGTGGAGGCGATGATTGAGATGATACGCAACACGAAACCGCCAGAAGTTGAAGTGGAACACCCGGAAAAGGCATTCAAGCCAAAGAAGCGGACTCCCCGGTTCATTCACGAACACGGAAAGACCCGAAAGATTTTCATGCCGGAAATCCACGAACAATGGCTACACCACATCATCGTCCTGATTTTGGAGCCGATCATCACGGCGACAGCCTACCCGTACTCGTGCGGTTCATTCCCGAAACGAGGTGCTCACTACGGCAAGAGGCAGATGGAGCGATGGATCAAGAGCGGAAAAGGAATCCGCAACTTCGGAAAGATTGACATCCGGCATTTTTACGACAGCATACGGATAGAGGTGCTGATGGACGAACTGAGGATCAGGATAAAAGACGAATGGTTTTTATACATCATCCGGCTCTGCTTTCAGGGAATCCGAAAAGGAATACCGCTGGGCTTTTACATTTCGCAATGGCTCGCCAATTACCTGCTCGAACCACTCGACAGGCTCATCACCGAGACGCTGGGGATAAAGAAGTACGTGCGGTACATGGATGACATGACCTTCTACCACGACAGCAAGAAAGTCATCCACAACGCAATCCGGGAAATCAAGAAAATGCTGGGTCGAAGATTCCGGCTGAAACTGAAAAGGAACTGGCAGGTCTGCAAGTTCGATTTCAGGAAGAAAACCGGGCAGACGGTAGGCAGGGCGATAGACTTCATGGGCTTTGTATTTTTCAGGACCCGGACAGTCATGAGGAAAAGCATCATGCTGGCAGCGACCAGGCTGGCAACCAGGATGGAGAGAGCGAAAGAAGCCCACAGAGGCTACTACCTCAAACACATCCAGGCGATGATTTCATACATGGGCTGGTTTACCTGCACCAACACCTACGACTGCTACGAAAAGCGGATCAAGCCGCACGTCAGGATAGGCAACCTAAAAAGAATCATTTCAAAATTGCAAAGGAGGCAGAATCATGAAAGCATGGAGAACGGAGCGATGCGATGTGCAGCCTGAAGAGCTGCAGGACATCGGCGGCGGACTTTACATGGAACGTCGCAACATCAAGGAAATCCATCACGAGGCTGATGAGGAAACAGGAACGGAGGCGTACACGGACTACGAGTGCGAGTGCCGGGAGATCACCGTCAGCGAGTACCAGATGCTCAAGAGCATCGAAGACATCAACACAGCGTCAGCCATTGACGCATACACAGAACAGCTGATAGAGGAGGGACTGTTATGAGAACATTAGTCCAGAGCTTAAAGAGGCTCTACGCAAAGGGCAGCGTTACCCAGGAGAAAATCCACACCATGGTGGAAGAGGGCAAGCTCACAGAGGAAGAGTACGAGTACATCGTAGGAGAGCCGTATGATGAGTGATGCAATCCGGGAGATCAAGCTGGAGCTTTTCACGAAACAAAGTGAAATCATCCAGCTGCAGTCCGAAGCGATTGATGACCTTTTCAGGGTTCTCGTTCAGCACTTGGAGGCGGAGGAATTAGACCGCCTCCCTGCGCTGGAGAAAATGAACAGGGCTGCGATGATCCGAAGGGAAATGGAACTTTGACGAAAGGAGGAGGCTCAAATGGAAGATATGATATCCCGAAAAGAGCACGAGGAATTCTCACGGAGGATTGACGAAGAGAACAGCCGCCAGAATCACCGCATCGAAGAACTCGAAGAAAGCGTTCGTCAAATCTCGGAGCTGACAGCCACCATCCGGGAACTGGCAGTAAACATGAAGAACATGATGGAAGAACAAACGAGGCAGGGCAAGAGGCTGGAAGTCATCGAAAGCCGGGACGGAGAGAAGTGGCGCACAGTCGTGAGCTACGTCATCACGGCGGTGGTCGGAGCGGTAGCCGCTTACTTCCTCGCAAGATTCGGAATGTGAGGCGAACCACCATGAAGAAACCAAGGCAGGGGCTTATAAAAAGGGCAAAGGAATGGCTCAAAAGAATCGGGACGCTGAATCTCATCCTGATTTTAGTCGGGGCATTTTTCCTCTGGTTCAACTGGCAGATGCTCTCCATTTTCAGGGAGCAGGGAGCAATCCCGGAAACATACGCCTGCGCCGTCATTACGGCAACGATAGGCGAGTGCGGAATCTGCGGATGGATTCGGACGACCAAGGATAAGCACCGAAACAAAGACACCGAGGGGGACGACCCCTCCGATGAAGACAAGGAGGCAGAAGGATGAACCAGGTATTATTTGAGATTTTGAAAGCGGTCATCATCGTGGCAATCATCGCCACCGTCCGCTACATCGTGCCGTGGATCAAGAGCAACACCAAGCTGGCAGACAACAAACTGCTGGCTGAGATTGCGGCATCCGCAGTCCAGTACGCAGAGCAGACCATCGAGGGCGGCTCGGCAAAGAAGACGGCGGTCATGGAACTTTTGGCAGACGAGCTGGCAGATTACAACATCACCATCACCAACGACCAGCTGGATGCACTGGTGGAGTCAGCCGTCTACGCATTGAAACAGGCAAAAGCAGAAAAGGAGTGATCGATTATGGCAGTAAGAATCGGACATGCGTCAATTGACGAAAACGGAAAAGCAAGCGGCGGTGCCGCAGGCGATCAGACCGGGAAAGAGGTCTGCACCAGAGACTGGTACAACAAACCGTGGATAGCGGTAATCAGACCGAAGGACAGCACGGTGGCTGAAAAGATTGCAACAGCAATGGAGGCGGCCTGTGCGAATGACAACATCGGGTACGACCAGAGCCAGCGGACAACCCTGTTCACTTTGGCAAAAGCAGCGAACTGGAACATTGCAGGAATCAAGACAAAGTGCGAGACGGACTGCTCCGCACTGGTGGCGGTCTGCGTCAATGCTGCAGGAATCAGCGTAAGCAAGGACATCTACACCGGGAACGAAAAGGCTGCCCTTCAGAACACCGGGAAATTCACGGTACTGACAGGAAGTGAGTACATAGCAAAGAGCGACAACTTAAAGAGAGGAGATATCCTTCTCGCAAGCGGACACACCGCAGTCGTCCTGAGCAACGGCTCCGCAGCCGGACAGGTAAAAAAGTCCGTGGCGGAAATCGCCAAAGAAGTCCTCGCAGGAAAGTGGGGCAACGGAGATGACAGGAAGAACCGCCTGACCGCAGCCGGATACAATTATAGCGAGGTTCAGGCTGAGGTCAACAAACAGACAAGCGGAACGACGACAACCGCCAAAAAGTCCGTGACCGAGGTGGCGAAGGAAGTCATCGCCGGGAAATGGGGCAATGGAGACGACCGAAAGAAGAAACTGCAGGCAGCAGGATATGACCCTGCAGCGGTTCAGAAAAAGGTCAATGAACTCCTGAAATAACCATGCGTCCGGCTGCCACATTCGAGCCATGCCGGGTGGGGCGGTTGAACATAAAAAGGGACGGCATAGGGGAAACCCAGAGCCGTCCTTTATTTTTTATTCCCACGAGAAGGAGATAAAGATTTCAAAGAAATCCTGCGCCGACAATTCGTAACGCTTGGCAATCTCCACCAGCTGGGGCAGTGTAAAGCACCGCTCCCCTTTGCCATTCAGAACCTGCGAAACATTCTGCCGGGAGACACCCAGGGCGTCAGCCAGAGACTGGATCGAATCGCCGTGGTCGGACATTACGCTGCGAAAACGCAGCACATCAAAAGTCAAAACCAATCACCTCCTTCATCGAAAACTTCCACCAAAGAACAATCTGCCATGTCGCCGATCGGTTACGTCAATCGAGAGACCGCCCGGCGTTTCGGGTACACCGACAAGACCCCGTGCTTGGCTACACATCACCTGAACCTTTCTCCGCAGAGCGGAAACCAAAACAATAAGCTGCGACAGACAATCGGTCGAGACCAATAGCTCCTCCTGCCTTTAAGGTTTTCACATTAAAAACCAGCAAAACTTGTCAGACATCACTCAGACATGGCATCGTCCTCGCTCCCCTCACACTTTCCGCCTCCCGGACTTGGGACCGGGCATCGGTGGGTTAGAGCCGGAGCGGAATCACTCCGCTCCAAGGAAATCCAGTTCGTAGGATTCGACCTCGCTCTGGGAAAGCTCCCGATCATACACCAGCAAATCGTGATAGCGACCGCTGGCATCGTCCAGCCTTTCCACAAATCCCTTCATCGGCTGGCAACCGATGGAGAAGCCTCGAAGCCTCATGCCGTACTTGAATTTTTTCATTTTTCAACACCTCCTTCATTGGTTACATGTTACCTCTGGTGCGGAATAATAGCAAGTATTACTTGCGGTCTAAACTGCACAAAGATAAGCACCAACCCTTGTGCAGTTTTCAATTCAGATTTCAACCACGGCACCCGTCCGGGAATTTTCAAAGATTCCATCGGAGAGCTGACCCTCCAGCTCACGCAGGCACTCCTCCGCAGAGTTTCTGGTGATGCGGATCACCGAAAAATCATTCGTCCCGGTTACGTCGGAATTTTCAACCTCGATCACCCGGACATCATCGCCCTCGGAGAAATCCAGCTTATAGGAAGAACCGAAGCTCTCCCTCTGCCGATGACCCGGCGCACCAAACACCTTAAAAGATTTCGTTACCATAAATCACACCTCCTCGACTTTCAGGATTCGGTATTCACAATCGACACCGAGTCCGTAAATTTTCTTACATTCAGCAACCGAAGACACCGTGCATTCCTGCCTGCGCCACTCCCAGCGGCTCAACTCGTCCCGGTATTCAAAAACCACATGAACCATGACCAAACCTCCCTTCTTACGTCCAGCGTTCCGGCTCCGGCTCTGCGTAGTAGAACACAAAAGCCGGGGTCGTTTTATTTAGATGCCGTGCGTAGGACTTGGCGAAAGCTTTCGTCAAATTTGCCTCCAGCACCTGCGGACCCGGATCGTACCCGAACCCGGCATCCGCCTCGTTGTAAAAAGAAACCATCCACGCTTCATTCATAATCCACACCTCCGATTTTTCAGAAAAGATTTATCCACAATTTACACCGGGCAGTCAACCCTCCTCACGGTAGACTTCCTCGAAGTCCTCGACCGTGATGGTTCGCTCCGTTCCACCGAGAACCAGCCGCAGCTCCACATAATCGCCATCATCATCGACCGAAACCGTGATGGCTTCACGATTGGAACTGAGAACCTCGAAGCCCTGCTCCCGGAGTTCCTGAACCAACTCGTCCAGGAACGCCCACCATTCATCCATGAAATTGTAGATCAACCGCTGTTCGTAAGTACCCTTCATTTTCAACACCTCCTACCTTTCAGAAACCCACTTAGAAACGTGCTTCACATCGCACTCGATAATGCAATCGCAGATGTCACGAAAAACCGCTTTGCAAGAAGTCTCACCGCACCAGGTGGAAGTCTGAAATTTTACGAACACTGCGCTGCGGCTCGCCCAGCCACACCAATATTTTTTACCAACGACCAAATCCTTTGCTAACATTTTGAACACCTCCGTTTTGCTTTCCTTTAGCTTGGTTACATGTTACCTCTGGCAAGGGGTAAAAGCAAGTCAAACTTGCGGAGTAATATGCACAAAGATGACGGCGGTTATTTGCTCACTTTTTTATAACGAGGGGCGAACGCCGCATTATAAAAAGATGAACCTAAAGACGCAGGAAAAGGGTGGACCCGTCCCAGGTACACTCCGAAACCACAGACCGCACAATTTCATTTTTATCCTCAGCCGAAAGACCATCAAGGGAACGAACCAGCCGTGAGATTTCCGCAGAGCGTCCAGCCGCAGACTGCCCCGCCCTTTCAGAACGACGCTGGTCAGCCTTTGCAATTTCGATTTCACGATTCACAGCCGCCAGGGATAAGTCCTCAGTTTCAATCTGGGCAACAATATACTTCGACGCAGCCGAACCATCCGCCAGCGATTCCGTCAGCCGGGAAATCCGGGAACGGATGCCGCTGGCTTTCTTTTCGAGGTCACGGAGCAAGGCGGAACAATCCGAAGGCTGACCTTCAGATGCGTACTGGCTGATCAGCGCAGGGTCGGCTTCGATTTCCCGGAAGACATCCAACACATGCTCGTCTAGCGTTTCGCATTTGACCGACCCCATGTCGCAGGCATCAACGCCCTGCCGTGACCGCTTCAGGCAATAATAAGAAGAACAGACCCGACCGTGGGCTAATTTCTTTCGGGACACCTGCATGAGACTGCCGCACTTCGCACACCGCAACGCACCCTTCAAAAGAGGGGTCGGGTATTTTTTCTTTTTGGAGAAGACATTCTGCTGGAATCGCTCCTGGACAGCAAGCCACTTCTCCGGGGAGATGAACGGTTCGTGCAAACCCATGCAGACCACCCACTCCGAATGAGGCTGAACCTGATGCCGCTTATTTTTCTCGGTGGAGCGACCGTAGATCATCACGCCGTGGGAGCCGTCCCAGACCTCACGCTCGTCCGCCATTTTGCAACCAAGCCCGGAGTAGTAGTCCCAGACTTCGGGAGAGGCGGCAACGCAATAGGGCATCGTCAAAATTTTATGAAGCTGGGTCGTGGAAAAGAACGCACCGTTCACGGTACGCCTGCCCTGCTTTTTGAAAGCCGTCTCCATGCCCTGCAGGGAATAGCCAGCGTCGAGGAATTCATCGAAGATACCCTCGACATAGGCTGCCGCTTCAGGGACAGGAACAATCACGACGTGCTTCTTTCCATTGACAACGACGGATTCACGGCGGTACCCATAGGGCGGATTTCCACCAGTCCAGAATCCCTTCTTTGCAAGACCGATCATGTTATCAGTAACACGGGCGGCGATGGTTTCACGCTCCATCTGAGCAAAGACCATCGTGACATACATCATCGCCCTGCCGATCGGGGTCGCCGTGTCGATATTCTCCTTAATGGACAGGAAAGCAACGCCAGCCTCCTCCAGCGCAGCGTAGATGTTCGCAAAATCACGCACATCACGAGAGAGGCGGTCGAGCTGGTACACCACCAGAGCATCTACCAGCCCGTCCTTCACATCAGCCAGCAAGCGACGGAGACCCGGACGGTTTGTATTCGCACCCGTGAAGCCTTCGTCCTGATAGCATTCGAAAGAATCAATTTGATTCGGGAATTTGAAATCAACGAACTCCCGGCACATCCGCTGCTGATTATCCACAGAATCGGATTTGTCGGAATAGACAGATTTTCTGCCGTAAGTAGCAAAACGCATAAAAAGACCACCTTTCTGACTTGTGGGAAAGCCCGAAAGATGATAGAATAGACACATGGGTTGTGATTCTTCACTTTCGGGAATCCGAAGAGGAATCAGCCGCCACCTTTCTCCTTGGGAGGGTGGCGGTTTTTTATTTGTCAAAATTCAGATTAAAAGGATCGCCCTCATAAAAAAGGGCGATGGATTTCTCGCATCGTTTACAGAGACGATATCCTGACGCTTCGGCATCCTTCCGAGAGACCCGAACGCACTCCATCATCCCACTCCCAGTGAAGCAGCCGATGGCAAGATGATAAACCGACGAACGACCCGGAACAATCAGAACATCCTCGTCCGATTTTTTACCTTCGTAATAAAACCGCTCCGCATCCATGTCAGAGTCTTTCTTTTTTCCAAAAAGGAATCCAAGCAATCCCATGAAAACACCTCCTAAATAAAACGCCTCCAATTCGGCTCGATCAAAAAGAAGCGCAGGGGAATCACTCGCCCTCCGCTTTTTTCTTTTGGGTAAGATACTCCTCGTAAGCCTCCAGCCGTTCCTGATCCGATGCGGTATCCGCAGAAACCACCTCCACAGACACGTCCCCGGAATACTCGCTGAAAACATCCAGAACGAAATCATCCAGCACCCGACGCTGGGAAACTGAGAGAGCCATCCATTTATTCAGGATGATGCGGTCAAGCTCCGAGAGGTCGTACCTTTTCACAAGCTCGTCGATTTCCTTACTTTCAGAGGAATGCAGAGCCTCGCCCTCGCCATTCCGCAGCCAGTCCTCACGGACACCGAACTCACGGATGATGGCACGGAACACCTGCTCCGAGACGTTCCGCCTTCCGCTTTCGATATTAGAAATCGCAGACCGGGTCACACCCAGACGCTCGGCAAAGGACTCCATCGTCAAGCCAAGAATTTCAGACCGCAAGATTTTTATTCGTTCATTAACATCATTCATCGCCGTCGCTCCTTTCCATGAATTTAAAACCATTTTAGCATACGAACAGCACAAACTCAATAGAAAAGTTTTCAGAGAAAACAAAAAACGCTTGACTAAGGTTTCAAAGTAACTTAAAATGGGTTTCAGAGAAAACAAAAAACGATTTTTTCAAAGCAAGCAAAGGAGGTAACACGATGGATAACGCAACCACAAGCCGAATGGGACTCGCAGACATGGCTCTCCTTTTGAAAGGGATGAAGCCCGACACAAAAAACAATTTGCTCTTCCTGATGACAGGCATGGAGCTGCAGGCGGCGATGGACAAGGAAGGGAGTGACAGGAAGGATGAAACAACCGAAAGCACCAACCCGTGACCAGAAGGAACGGATAGCAAAAGCCGGACTCAACTGGAGGGATTGGCAGGTGGAGTACCAGACCGGGGAGCTGATCATGCTGGTCAGCAAAAAGACCGGGGAAAGAAAACCGATAGGCGGTGAAACAGATGGAAGAGCAAAAAATCAAAGTAAAGGTGGTTTTTGAAGATGGCTACAAGACGAGGTACACCGAGGCGGTACTCAAGGCGTATGAGAAGAAAAAGAAGAGAGAGGCTGCTGCCCTACGCTGCCATGATGGCTTTGCTGATTGCGGCAACGGTAGCCGCAGCAACGCTCGACGAGCCTGAGAGTACACCGGGAGAGACGGTCGAAACGACCTACGATCCGCTGGAAACGCATTACTCCGAAGAGCGAGAGGAATACCTGCGGCAGGAGGCTGAGGCAGCGGCAAAGGAATCAGAGGAACTGCAGAAAAGCATCGAAGAGTACAACGCAAAGATGGAGCAACAGGCATACGAAGACCTTCAGGAAAGCCGCAGGCAATTCTTAGAGGAATGCGAACTGCCCTACCCATTCAACACGATGAGCCAGGACTGGTCGGCTGCCGATGTCGAGGGTTTCACGGCTTACACAATCCCGGAAGAATACGCCGACGCAGGCGGCTACTTCCCGGAAGTCGTTCAGACATACACCTACATCGTGTGCAACAACTACGGAGTGGACTACCCGACGGTGGTCGCCCTGATCGAAAAGGAAAGCGGATACCAATACGACAGCGTCGGAGAGGCGAACGACATCGGATACATGCAGATCGTCGAGAGCAGCCACGAAGACCGCATCAAGCGGCTGGGCTTTGACGACATGACAAACCCCTACCAGAACATAAGCACCGGGGTGGATTTCCTCGCAGAGCTTCTGGAGGATTACGACGGCAACTACAAGAAAGCCCTCACAGCCTACCAGTACGGAAGGCAGGGCGCATACAAATACTGGTTCTCAGCCGGGGTCGAGGCGAACCCATACGCAAAGGCGATCCTGAAAAGGGCAGAGGAAATCAGAGAGGAGCTGAAGGATTAAGGATGCAACAGAAAATGGAAAATGGTCTGATTTTCGTCAGGGGCAGCAAGGAAGAGGATGCCATCATCAAGACCTGGCGAATGATGACCAAGGACAAAGAGAAGGGAATCTGGTACGCCCCGGTCACAAGACCGCTGCTGGAAAACCTCAGCCGGAACGGCGGTCTGATTCCGCCAGCAAAAGAGGCACTCCGAAAGATGCGAGAGATTCAGGATGCGGTCGATGCGGAACGGCTCAAGCCGGACGACAAGGTCGAACCGATGACTACATACCCGGTCAAGGCGAAACTTTACAAGCACCAGATAAGAGCCGCCAACATGGCACTCATGACCTTCGGGATCATCGAGCCACCGAAAGAGGTGGACAGGCAATGAACAGAGAGTACACCAAAATCATAGAACGCCTGCAGGGAGCAAAACAGCGGATGGCGGAGCGTGGACTGATGGAAACCCAGACGGCGGAGGCATTCGACGAAGCCATGGACATCATCTACGACTACGAGAGGGCTGCGCTTCAGACGGCGGAACTGCTAAACAAATACGAGACGGTCAAGGATGCCATCGACAAGGGCATGGGAGTGAACCAATGCCCGGACTGCATGAAGATGATCAGCTACGGCAACGAACACTGCCACTGGTGCGGTCGCAAGCTCGGCTGGAATCCGAGAACCAGAGGAAAAAGAGGCAAAGGAAAAAACAGATTTTAGATGGCGAATCCGCCATTTGAAATAAACAACCCAACAACCAAGGAAAGGAGACAAGAAACAATGTTCGAAACGCTTTTCAGGGAATACAAGCGGCTGGTCTTTTTCGATACCGAGACAACAGGCTTTGACCCGGAGAAAACAGACCAGATCACAGAGCTGGCAGCCCTTACGCTGGAGCAGGGGAAAGAACCGACAGAGCTGGACGCATTCGTCCACCTTTTCAGGATGCCGGAACTTCCGCCAAAGATTGTGGAACTCACAGGAATCACAGACATCCTGCTGGCGTCCGAGGGCAGAGACGAAGTCGAGGTCATCCGGGACTTCGTGGATTTGATGCAGTCGGGAGGAAAGACGCTCCTCATAGCGCACAATGCACAATTTGACCTGCGCTTCATCGCCTACGCAATCCACAGACACAAGGAAGAGGGAAAAGGGTGGATGATGGTCTTCAACGACTGCGACTACCTCGACACCCTGACGGTTTACAAAGACCGCAGGCGGTACCCTCACAAATTGGAGAACGCCATCGCCGAGTACGGACTGGCAGGCAAGGTGCAAAACAGCCACCGGGCAATCGACGACACCAAGGCTCTGATGGAGGTAGCAAGGAAGATGGAAGAGGAAAAGGACGACCTGATCCAGTACATCAACATCTTCGGGTTCAATCCGAAATACGGACCCGAAAAACAGCAACTCAAAAAGGTGACCTACGTGCCGCAGGCATTGAACAACTGCCCACCGAGGCAACCTTCATACACAGGCATAGGAGGCAGGAATGGAACAAACAAATAAAGGCTTCGGGCTTTTATTCGAGATGGGCTGCGGAAAGACCCTGACGGCAATCGCCATCATGGGTGCGCTTTACAACGCAGGCAAGGCGAAAAAGGTACTGATCGTCGCCCCGACATCGGTGGTGGCGGTATGGCCTAGAGAGCTGGCAGATTTCGCAGACTTCCCCTTCACGGTGGAAACGATGCTGGGAGACAAGCAAAAGAGACTCCGGGCAATCAGCGACCTCGAACGGTACCCATACCCGAAGATTAAGGTGGCGGTCATCAATTACGAGAGCGTCTGGCGAGAGGAAATCAAAGAAGCCCTGATCCGATACGACGCAGACCTCATCATTTGTGATGAGAGCCAGCGAATCAAAGGACACGACTCCAGGCAATCCAAGGCGATGCACGAGCTGGGCGACAGGGCAAGATACAAGATGATTCTTTCAGGAACGCCCGTCCAGAACAACGTCACGGACATCTGGTCGCAATACCGATTCCTCGACCGCTCGGTTTTTGGCGATTTGTACTACCCCTTTCAGAACCACTACTGCGTGATGCATTCGGTATTCAAAAGCAAAGTCCTCCGCACGATTAACGAGGCGGAACTGGTCGAAAAGGAACACTCGATAGCATTCAGGGTAACCAAGGAAGAGGCACTCGACCTGCCGGAACAGACCTTCGAGACAAGGTACATCGACATGAGTCCGAAAGAGCGCAGGATTTACGACAGCCTGAAAAGGGAATCGGTCGCAGAGATTGAGGGCGGCGAAACCATAACCGCAACCACGGTGCTGACCAAGCTGCTCCGCCTCCAGCAATTCACTGGGGGATTCCTGGTAAAGGATGGAGCGGAAAAGCCGGAACAGATAAGCACCGCAAAGCTGGACGCTTTGAAGGACATCATCGAGGACTACACCATCGAGGCAGGAAAGAAGCTGGTCATTTTTGCGAGATTCATCCCAGAGGTGGAGGCAATCATCGCCATGGCGCAGAACCAGCTGAAGAACACCGAGAAAAAGGTGGTCAGCATTCAGGGCAGCGTCAAAAAGGAAGACCGTGGAGACATCATCCACCAATTCCAGACCGACCCGGACACAGTGCTGATCGTCGGACAGATTGACACCCTCGGAGTAGGAGTCACGCTCACCGCAGCCGACACCTGCGTTTATTACTCGAAGACATACAACTACGCAACCTACGAACAATCCCTCTCCAGAATCCACAGGATAAGCCAGAGGAACGTCTGCACATACATCGACCTCGTCTGCGCCGATTCGGTAGATGAGAAGATCACGCAGGCACTCAAGAAAAAGGAAGACCTCGCAACCAAGATCGTGGACAACTGGAAGGAAATTTTCAAATAAAGGAACCGACGGCATGAAAATAGACATTTTCAACTCAGAAGAGAAATACGACATCCTCTACACCGACCCACCATGGCAGCAGGGTAGAGGCGGAAAGAAATCAGCGAGACCAAACAGCACCGGGATGGCGGTACCTTATGAGACCATGGACATCCCGGAAATCATGGAGCTGCACCGACACGTGACCAACAGCCTCATGAATGAAAAGCACAACGTCTTCATGTGGACAATAGACAAGTACCTGCCAGAGGCAGAGAGGATCATGGAGATGCTCGGATACAAATTACACGCAAGAATCATCTGGGACAAGGTCAACGGACCCAGCCCGGCATACACGCTGAGATTCTCGCACGAATACCTGCTCTGGTTTTTCAAAAAGGGAAACATCGTCCTCCCGGACAAGAGCCAGCGTGGAGCATTCACGACGGTGCTGAGGGAATCCTCCCGAAAGCACTCACAGAAACCAGAGGCGGCATACCAGATGCTGGAGGCATTATTCCCTGGGGCAAAGAAGCTGGAACTCTTCGCAAGGACAGAGAGGGACGGCTGGGACCAGTGGGGAAATGAATTATAAAAAATCCAAGGAGGAACAAACAAATGGCAGAAGGAAGAATCAAACAACTCATTGACAGGTACGAGGAACTCCGTGCCGAAAAGGACGAACTGAAAAAGAAGACCACCGAGAACAACGAAGCCTTCACTCAGATTCAGCTCGAACTGGCAAAGGCGATCAGCGATGCTGACATGACCGACGCAACCGACGGAGACTACACCTACACGCCGGGCGTGACCACCAAGTACAGTTTTAAGAGCCTCGGCGATTTGGAAGAACTGGGACTGGACAATTTCGAGCCTTTCGAGAACGACGACGCATTAAAGCACCTCGTAAAAAAGGACATCAACTGGCGGTCGCTCAATTCCGCACTTTCGGAAATGGCGGAAATGCCGGGCGGCATCCCGGACGAAGTGATGGCGGTGCTTTCCACCTTTGATGAGGTCGGCATCACCAGGCGCAAGAAGGACACCAAGGCGAAAAACAAAGTAGCCGCAGCACTTAAAAAGATGGAGGGATAAGCATGTACAAAGAGATTGATGAAAACGGACAGTACCAGCTGGACTGCCGCCTTTCAGGCGAAAGAACCATGGAAGAGAACGTGAACGTGATGGTGCAGTTCGCAACCGACATCCGCAAGGAAGAGGTCGGAGACGTAAAGGTAAAGAACTGCCACGAGGGCTACGGTTTCCTCGCAGACGCACAACAGACCCTGAAGAGAACCGTCAAGATCGTGGATACCTGCATGAACGACCTGCTCGGTACGCTTTCGGTAGACGAAACCACGGCGATAGACAAGACCGAGTCGGTAGCCAACGCCCTGGCGGATGCCATAGTGGCAGCGACTAAGATGGCAGCCGAGGCAAAGAGAGTCAGCGGCGACCTTTTCTCCGAAAGCTGGAGCAGCCCGTCACCGCTGGAAAAATACCTGAATGAGAATGCAGACAATGACGGCTTCGAAGAGCCTGAGCCGGAAACGGAGGAAGGAGAAGAAAATGGCGAAAATTAACCTTACAATCACCCACGCAAAGAGAGAACAGATTTTTGTGAAAGCCCTAATCGGCGGACCCAGCGGCAGCGGAAAAAGCTACTCCGCACTTCGGGTAGCGACAGGAATCGCAGGAAGAGAGGGCGAAGGAACAAAGATAGGCTACATCGGTACAGAGGGAATGCGTGACAAGCTCTACGCTAACGAATTCGACTACGACCTGATCAGCCTCGAAGAGTACAGCCCGGACTACTACGAGGCGGCACTCGATGCCTTCCTCGAAGCCGGATACAAGATCATCATCGTGGACAGCATGACCCACCTCTGGAACTGGGTAAACGACCAGGTGCAGAAAGTCACCACCACCAAGGGCGGCGATTCCAGCTTTCAGGCTTGGGGTAAGTACAAGAGGGAAAACAAGAGGATCATCGAAAAGATTCTCCTCGCCCCGGCACACATCATCGTGACAGGCAGGGGCAAAGACGAATACGTCATGGAGACCAACAGCAAAGGAAAGCTCGCCCCGAAAAAGGTCGGCGTCGGAGTCCAGCAGGATAAAGATATCGAGTACGAATACATGGTCACCTGGATGATCGACCAGGAAACGCACATCGCAGAGGCGGCAAAAGACAACACGCACCTCTTCGAGGGAAAGCTGGAGGCACTCACCGAAAAGAGCGGCGAGGCACTCTACGACTGGGCGAACGACGGAGAGCCTGCAAAGTCGCCTGCGGAGAGGGCGGCTGAGGTCAAAAAGACCCAGGATGCCATCACCGCAAAGTGCAATGAGCTGGGCGGACAGGCAAACAAAGAGCTGATGGAATGGTACAAGACCACCTTCAGGGGCAACCACACGGCGAACAAAGACCTCGACTTTTTAACGCAGGCACTCAGGGAGATGGACGGAATCAAGGCAATCAAGAAGGAGGAAACGAAGAATGAATAAGGTCATGCTCGTAGGACGGCTCACAAGAGACCCGGACTTCAAGACAACACAGAACTCCAGCTACTGCAGGTTCTCGATAGCGGTGGATCGGAGATTTAAACAGGACGGTCAGCCGGAGGCGGACTTCCCCAGCATCGTAGCCTGGGGAAAAACCGCAGAATTTGTGGATAAGTACTTTCACAAAGGCATGAAGATCGGGATAGAGGGCAGGATTCAGACTGGCAGCTACCAGAACCGTGAGGGACAGACCGTATACACCACCGACGTGGTCGCAGAGGCGGTCGAATTTGTGGAGAGCAAGAACTCCTCACAGAATAGCGGAAACGGCTCAAATGGCAGCCACACGCAGTCACAGACACCACCGCAGACCACCGACGATGGCTGGATGAACATCCCGGAGGGTTCTGAGGAAGAGCTGCCGTTCAATTAAAGGGGAGGTGGAGCGGATGTGCATGATTTGCAGACAGACACCATGCCCACCACGATGCCCGAACTTTGACCCAGCACCGTGGACGGTTTACACCTGCGAGGAATGCCGGGAGGGCATCCTTGACTGAGAGGAATACATAGAGACCACCACAGGGTACATCCACAAGGACTGCGCAGAAGGAATGACGCTCCCGGAGCTTTGCAAGGCTCTGGGAGTGGAAATCCGAACCGCAGAAAAGGAATAAGGAGGCGATTAACATGAGGCAATACAATAACGGCGGACAGGTCAGAAGAGGCGACATCTGCTGCCAGCGAACGATTCAGGATATCCTCGGCATCACAGATGAGATAGAAGACACTGAGGAAAACATCCTGCAGGATAAAAATGCGGCGGAGTACCTCGGAGACGTCCGCCTTTTTCATACATTCGTAAGGGACACAAAGACCTCGCCCTACCGATACGCAGGATTATGCGCAGCCGGAGAGGGCGGAAACATGCACCCGAAAGGGTCAAGGCTGACATTCATCATCAGCCAGTACCACGCAGACACCGACGAAGGGACCGCACTCAATGAGAGATTCGCAGCCGCACTGGCAAGGGAGGTGGTTTCCAGGGGAGACATCCCGATAGCCCCACACCTTTACTTCACGAGATTCATGGTGGACTCCGGGACCGAAAGAGACTTCGGGATAGAGGCAGGTCACCTCCTGATGGAGAAATGCGACAGCGTCCTCATCGCAACCATAGACGGAACCATCTCACCGGGGATGAGGTCAGACATCGAATACGCCACGGTCAAG